ATCATGGCCCGCGTTCCCTCGATGGTAAAATCGCCGCGATGGGCGTCAGGACGCCAGTCAACTTCGATGGCGATTCCCGCCTGTCCGGCTCGGACGGCGTCCACCGAGCCGGTAAACCGAACCGATCGGACCCGAAAGCGCGGCTCCCAAACGTCGATGGCCGCCGCGATCAGAATCATCACCACCGGAAACAGGTCTGGGCGCATGAGCCGTCCCAGCAGCTCAACGATGCCGCCACCAAACTGCCGCCGCATGACGCGTTCGCCGATAGGCGTTGCAAAGATGGTTTCGAGCGACTGACAGGCGGACGCAAAATTGTCGATAATGGTGCCCGTCCGACGATCGATCCCGCTCATTTCGTCGGCGCCTTGCGACGGCGATTGCGTTTCGGCATCGCGACGGGCTGGACCCGACCAAGCGCCCGTTCATAAAGTGCCTCGGAATCGGAAAGTCTGACACGCCGGGTGCGCGATACGATCTGGCCGTTGATCCGGTTCACATGCGCCGCGACGCTGTAATCCCTCTTGTCCATGTCCTGTCCTCGATCTATTGCGCCGTCACCACTGGACTGCCGGATACGATGGGCCATTGTCCGGCAGACGATCCTGCGCCCACCTCCACCATGTCGCCGACCCGCGCCACTGGCCGGCCGCCAGAGCCACCAAGGTTCACGTTGGGCGCGTTGACCGTGACGGGTGCCGAAGCGTCGACCGTCAGGCCGCCATCGACGGCGGTAATGGTCAGGGGCCCGAACGCAAACCGCACTGTCTGGCTGTCGTCGGCGATTGGCGGATTCTGATCGGAAAATCCCCCACGGATCAGAAAGCCCTGTCTGGGGTCGCCGTTCGGATTGACCATACCCACGATCTGCCCGACCGAAAGCGGCATCCAGCTCGAATTGTCTCCACCCGATTCGGGGTGTGGATACCAGGGCGAAAGGAAAGCCCCGTTTGGCCCCTCACCCAATTTGATCCTATAACCGCGCTGCGCATCCACGGCGGCCACTGGTCCCACCTTGAGCGAAGCCCCAAAGGCCTGTTTGAGGCGCTCGATATCGATCTTCATGGCCAGCAGGTCGGTCAGCATCACTGCTCCTCTGTCGTACCCAGGCCATCGACCTCCACAACGAGCGTTGCGGTTTCGACCGGCGCACCGGCGTCATCGACCACTTCATTACCGCCAAGCGCTGCCGCTTCTGCCTCCGTAAGCCCCAGCGTTCTGTCGCGCTCGACCGACCGTGCAACGGAGGCAACGCCCAGGGCGCCCCGGATGAGATTTGCCTGGGCTACTGTTTCGGCCGAGCCGACCGCGTCCAGCGCCAAGAGAAACCGCCAGAAGGCACCGCCCTCTTCTAGGTCAATTCCACGCACCGGATCGTCGACAATCTGACAGGTCAACTTGATCTGATGCCCGGCCAACCGCACCATTTGCGCATCGTCGGTGCGAACCCTCTCGATCTTGACGACGACCGGACACAACGCCCGCCAGACGTCGGCCCATTCGTTCGCAGGGTCGGAAAGAGCGTCCATGATCTGACGTCCGACCATGTCGAGGTAGAATTCAAACGCCGCGTCGGTGCCGGGCACTCCGGCCATCACTTGCTGTCTTTCCGTCTCCGGATCCCGCACCAGCATCGCAGCGGTTATCCCCATTTCGAAGGTAATCTCGCAGGTGCCGCCGGTATGGAGGGCCCGAGGTTCGTATTCGCCGATCAGGGCCTGGCCGTCATTGGTGTAAACCGCAACGAAGCGGCTCTCCGAATCCGCCACCAGCGATCCGTCGGGGCCCAGACCGATGGCGCCGATTTCGCTGTCGAGCACTTCGGTGCCCTCGAACAGGCGCCCTTCCAGTGCACGGACGGCAGAGATTCTGGCGGCAAGGCGAACAAGGCTCATGATCCGGCTCGCCCGCTTTCAGCAAGATGACAGATCAGCCGCGTCGGATTGCGCGTATCGGTGCGCAGCACTTCGAAATAGGCATCGCCGCGCGCCGGCGCCTTGATTTCATCCCCCCGGCCCGGAAGGATGTCCGGATACCGGGCACGGTCGATGTAAAGCAGGCCCGATGCGCCCGAGATTTCAACGTTCCAGGCCTGCCCGCGCCCTCCCGCCATCGATTGTGCCACCTGCGCGGCCGTCCGCAAGACGGCCTCAATGTCCACCGGTACCCGCTCGTCCTTCCAGATGATCCGGATCGGCTCGGCAAAAACCCGATCGACAGCGGCGACTGTGCGGTCGCGCAGGGTGTGATAGCGGGCAGACACGGCTTAGCTGTCCCTCTGTCCGGCGCTCTTCGCCTTCTCTTCAGCGGCCTTGACGATATCGGCCGCTTGGACCTCGGCGGCGTCAGTAATTTCCTTGGCCCTGGTTTCGGCCGTTGTGACCGTGTCGCTCGCCTTGGTGTCGGCGGCTTTCACGGTCTCGCCTGCCTTGGCCTCTGCGGCTTCGGTGATCTCCCTGGCCTTGGTTTCGGCCGCGTCGATCAGACCTTTGGCCTTATCTTCTGCTGCCGCGACGATATCGTCAGCCTTGTCGGCAGACTGATTGGTCTTTGCCGGCTTGCTCGGCGCGTCATTGCCATCAGGGTCATAAGCGACCCGTTCATGGATCAGGTGTTCGGCATACTCGACCGGAACGGCCACTGGCGCGTGGGCGGCAACAACCTGATCCTTGCCAGTGAGCGAGATGCTCTTGGGAATGATACCGCCGCCTGCAAAGGCGATTTTCTTTGTCTTGGGCTTCGACATTGGTCGGGTTCCTTTCGGTTGAGGTGGTCGCACGGCATGCCATCGCCTCAAACGAAAGGCCCGGTGCTGGACCGGGCCTTCGCCATCGGGTTGGTCTAATGAGATCAGGTAAGCGTCAAGCGCCGCAGGGCCTTCGGCCTCGTGCAGATGGAAATGGCGTTCATCTGGACTTCGAGATGCCGCCCCTTCCCGTTCTGGCTCGAATACTGCTTGGCATAGAACGGCAGGCCCTCGGTGTTCACCGTTTCCTCGTAGTCCGCCGGAGCAAAGCGGGTGATGAACAGCTCAGGAACGCCCTTGGGCACCACGCGGGCCTCGTTTTCCGCGATGTAGGGCGAACCAAGATCGGCAGTCGCCTTTGCCCCCGTGCGATACCGCTCCCAGGTCGCACCGCCGAAGGTAAAGACGTCGGGAACATCCTGGCGCAGGACAGCGGCCCCGCCATGATAGAGGAAGGTGTCGCGCACGGACTTGTGTTGCCACAGTGCCTGATGAAATCCGCGACCGGTAAAGACGTGCAACCCGTCATAGGGCTCATCGAGGTCGTCCTCGATGCTGTAGGTCACATCCTGAAACAGCTTGGTCACCAAGGTGGCTTCAACGTCAAGCTCGAGCGAGACGGCGGCGGGTACCGCGATTTCGAACCTGCTGAACAGATTGTGCAGGACCTTGCCCGATTTGGAGGTGACGACGCCCTTGATGGCCCCGACCCGCTGATGCTCGAGCGTCATGGTCAGATCACGGGCATGGCGTTTTGCCTTGCGCTCGACCCGGCTCTGCAGGGTTTCGAGCTGATCTTCGGTACCGAACTCGCGGACGTTCTGGACCTCGTCGGCCTTGATGAAATCGTCACGCTGATAATGTTCGATATCGAACGGGATCTTGCGACGATCATCATCATCGGTGGTTTCACCGGCCCCGCCGCGCAATGTCGGCTCGACCAGCGAGATTTTCCCATCGCGCTCCTCGATCGAGACACGCGTCGTGGTGACGCTGTCTTCCTCGAAAATCCCGGTCGCACTGACCTGACCGGGGCGGTAGGATTCCTTGTTAATGGCGGCGGTGAGGCTCTCAATGGTAAAGCCGTCGCCATCCCAGATGTCGGCTCCAGGCATCGACGTTCTCCAGATGTGAATTGAAAGGTGAGATGGACCGGCGTTTACCGGGCGATAATTCCGACCGCGGCGAGCTGGGCATGCTTGGCCGCGATCTTGGTGTCGTCATCGACGCTGTCGTCGAAAACGAGCATGAGCTTTTTGACTTCCCCATCGCGGGCCATAACCAGCGCGTCGACGTCATCGTCGGTGGCATCGACGCCATAAGCGAGGATCGTCTTGGCCGTTTCCGCGCCTTCGAAATCCACAACTTCGGCATTGGCCGAAATTGTGTACGTCTCATCGGCAGTCACCATGCCCAACACGGTGCCGGGCTCAAGCTTGCCCGAACCGGCTGCGATTGTGACCGTGTCATAGGAACGGGTGCGACTGGCTTCCGAGAGTACGAAACCCAGATTGCGGGGACCTTCGTGCTTGATGTCCATGGCTTAGTCCCTCGACTGCTTGGCGCGAGCCGAATAGATCTCGCTCCGGTTTATGGTGGCTTTCTTGGCACCGGGACGGTGCTGCGGCGCCGCCAGGCCAGCGGCATCGAGCCGCTCGGCCTCATAGGATGCAGGATCCTGCGAGGAAACGCCTGAATTGGCCGCAACATTGGTGACGACGTATGCCGATACGTCTGCGGCAGCCATGTCCGGAGACTTGACAGCCAGATCGAGGGCGGCGGCCATCCGGCCGCCATCGCCCTTGATACCTTCCGCACCGAGCACTTCGCCGAGGCGGGAGGTCGCGGCCTTGGTGCCGGCGGCAACGCCATCGGCACGGGCCGATTCGACGGCTGCATCGTGGTCTGCCTGTGCTATGCCCGCACTGGTGGCAGCGGGCTTGCCATTCGTCTCGCTCATGGATTGTCCTCCTGGTTGCGAGTGTGCGTGCCCGCTACCTGGGGCGCGCGGTTCGTCCTCGATAGAGGACATCTCGACCGCGCCCGCGACAGCGTCGCGGACTGCGGCCAGCATGGAATTGGCCATGGTCAGGGTCTCCGGTTGACTTCTTCGATGAACGCGGCGAACGCCTCTTGCGGGTCGCCAACGGCATCGACCAGGCCAAGGCTTGCGGCTTCGGC